TCTTTCTCAAAAATCGGATCGAGCTGTAAAAAAACGGGGTGGGGTGCCGATCATGATTTTATCGCCAGCTTAATTCGCAGTTTTAATTCGCGCGCTCGCGCGACTACCACACGCCCACACATCCCCGCACATTCCCGCACATTCCAAGATTGCGCGATAATTCGACAGAACAATTGAACGCGATTTAGACGCCGAATTAACGCGCGCTCGCAAGTCCACGCCCCACAAGGCTGTGAGACCACCTCCTCTTCTTATTATTTATTTCTCCAGAAAAGAGAGAGAAATATATATCCAGTACAGAGGACCACTATAGGGTGTCAGAATCCTATATATAGTTTGGGAACTCGATCTTTGAATAAAATACGCAAATAGAAATCCGCGACCCGCCCCACAAAAAAACTTGCGCGAGATACCATCTGATGCTAGCCTTACATCAGCGCGGCCCGCCGGGGGCCAGTGACACGTGCGACTCCTCACGTCTCCAAACCCCGGTGCGCACTTTCATTAGGAGTTTTTCTGTGCAACGTCCCCCTGTTCCTTCATTTTCTCGCGTCTTCCCACTGTTCAAAGATAAGCGTGCCACATGCCGTTGGAAGGCTGCGGCCGTGCCCGCGAGCGATTTCGACTTCATTCGCAATAACGCCTACGGCTGGATCGCCGATGGTTTCGCCGTCGTCGATTTTGACGACCTGAAGAGCCGCGCCATCTGGCCGGAGGGCAACCTGGCGCACTTCTGCGCGGTAGACGGGCTCACGCCAGAGTCGCTGGCCCAGCGTGCGCCGATGATCAAAACGCCGCACGGTTACCACCTCATCGTGCGCGAGGATCCGCTGATCGACCAGAACCAGGGCTTTCGCCTGGCCGACGGGACGCCTACCGAAATCGACGTGCGAGCCCACGGCAAGGGCTATGTAGTAGGTCCTGGCTCGATCTTCCGCAGCAACCGCGAGAACGCGGCTAAACATCCCGACGAGCCCATGGGTTCGCTCCTGCGATATCAGCCGCTCTACGATGCCTGGCCCGATGAGCTCCCATCGCTGCGCGACCTACTCCCGACGGTCTACGCCATCGTCACAAGTCGCGCCCCACAAAGCACCACATCCCCAGCCCTGGCGCTTTCCACGCCCCAAACCACGCCCCAAACCACGCCCCAAACCACGCCCCAAACCACGCCGCCCACATCATCGGCCGGCATCCAATTTTCGCCGTCCGCCAAGTCGGGCCGCTATGATGGCTCCCACAACTGGATCCCCATGGACTGGGCATCGGGCCTGCGCGAGATGCGCGGCGCCGAAAAGGGCACGCGCCACTGGATCATGGTCGGATGCGCGCGGTATCTCTGGCGATACCGCAATCGGCCGCAATACGACACGATGCTCAATGAGTATTGGGAGGCCGCACGCAAGACGGGCTACACCGACCGTGAAATCCAGCATTTGCTCGATGATTTCGTCGGGTCCAAGATCGAGCACGATCACGCCCAAGTCGCCGCCACCATCGCTGCGCGTACCGCGTCTGAGCCATCGGTGCCTGCGCCATCTACCGCGCCCACCATGGCCGATAGTGAGGCTCCGCGCTATATCCTCTCGCGCAAGGGCGACGAGATCGTCCTCTGCGAGGAAAATCTGCGCGTCGCCATCCGGTCGGGCCAGCTGCGCGTCGATGATTTCTGCATCGATTGCCGTGGCGAGCTTGTGCACATCCCGACACGTGACCGCCAGCGCGCGGGCAAGTTGTCGGCCCATCAGTCAGACTACGAGGCATCGGCCATCCTGGTAGGGCGCATTGACCGATTTTTTGGTGGATCGATGCGCACGCGGTCTGTTTTCCTGCCCGTCGCCATCGACGAGATCGGGCGAATTAACACCGAAACGCTCGCGCCCGACTTCTTTACCGCCATCGAGACGACTGGCCCGACGGTGACGGTGGATGACCTGGTCGCCCATATGGGCATCGACGCAGACGCGCAGGTTGCACGATGGGTTGAAGCGTGCCTCCTACAAGCCCTGCGTAGAATGCTGCGACCAGGTGCACCGCTCGAAAACATCCTCCTCATCTGGGGCGCACAGCGCACGCGCAAGTCGTCGTTTGTGCCGTCGCTATTCGACCCGTCGTTTTTGTCGCCCGCGTCGGGCGAGTATGCCGTGGGGTGGAGCTACACCGACACGCTCGCCGGTGACCTGCGCGATGAGCAATCGGTGGGCCAGCGAGTGCTAGGCAAATTCGCTCTAGAGATTCCAGAGCTCACCGCTTTTCGCCGAACAAAGGATATTGGTGCGCTTCGCGACGTAATCACGCGGCCCTACGACTCATACCGCGCGCCCTACGCCAAAAAGCCCGAAAAGCAGCCTAGGACCTGCACATTTGTCGGTACTGCGAATGAGGAGCCAGAGCTGGGCGACCAATACGGAAATCGCCGTTTCTGCGTCGTCCATATCGCGCGCCCAATCGACACAAGCTGGATCGTAGAGCACCGCGTTGAGATCTGGCGAGGGCTCTATCAGACCTTGCGCGACGCGCCTACACGGGCCGTTTTGACCGCAGAGGAGCAAGAAGAAAAAGAGAAAAGCCTCGAAAAGAACACTTTTCTTGCAATTCCATTTTTCGGCGAGATCTGCGAAGCAATCGACGCCGTCGCGTGTCGCGCGTCGGGTCGACAATACCTACACTTGACCGAAATCACGAAAGAGCTCACCGTCGAACAAGGCGGGCCAAAGATTGCGAACACAGAGCTACTCCGTCGGGCGATATGCGACGTGTTACGCCATCTTGGCGCGACGCGGCGCAGGGGGCGCTATCCAACCTACGCCTGGGGCCAGGCCCAACGCGCAATGCTCGATAAATGGATGGCTGGCGAGGATGAGAGCGCCGATGAGCCCGCCCACGCTCCGACGCCAGCCCCAACACCGACACCCGCTCCCGCCCCAGCGCCCACCGCATCGGCCGTGCCTGTAGCCATGGCCGCAGCGCCCCAGCCGGTCGCACCGCCGCCAGTGCAAATGCCGCCGCCGGTCGCGCGTCTGATAGTTGGGTCGCCTGAATATGAGATGAGAAAGAGACTGATCACCCAACTCCGTGAGGAGCTGTTTTTGGCGTGGCCAGCTGAGGCCGCGCCCACACCCGCCAACAAACGAAAGATCATTTCGTGAAAGAAAGAACATGTTAACAGAACTTGAAAATAATCAGACGATTACAAAAGAGATTGGGCACAAGGGAGAGCAATGGTGGGATTACAGGTCTCTCCCTGCGCGGTACACATCAGGAGAAAGAATAAGCATTCCGTGGGAATACAGCAAACATCCCGGCCAAGAAATCCGCATCACAAAGATTGACGGCCTAGACACAACGCACGACTATATACTGGCGCGCCATGTTGGGCAGTGGATCGCTTATGGGCGAAGAGATAATGTGTGTTGGGGATATGGCCCGTGGGAACGGGAGATCCGGTGTTTGTTAGAGCGGCTTGGCATAATCAATATTGACGCACAGCTGGAGCGAATGAAACATCGCGACAAAAACGACTTGCTCTGTCGCGTCTTTTGCAGAGCGGAGGCTGAGATTACATATATCACGTGTCAATCCACAAGTTATGACAAGGTTAGGAACCTAAAAACATATGAGGATGTCTATAGAGCTGTCGGGTGCGAGTGGCAATGCCATCATATTTTTCCATGCGGTGCAAAGAAAAAGAAAGAAAACCAAGGAAAAGAATACCCCGAATACATGGCGTCTTTTTGGAACCTGGTAATGGTTCCTGTCGACACACATAGAAAAATCCACAAGGCATATAACCTGATGGACGGTGGTCTCGATTTTTTGGACGCATTTCGCCACGAGTTCCCAACCGCTTTTGATGTTTTAGTAAAAGCCGTTCACCCTGATTCTTTCGCTCTGTTCGCTTATTTTTGGCTCAACGATAACGTAAATATGATCGTGTTGAATGATTACGAGATGCATCCATTCGCGTTCACGCCCGAGGGGATCGCGGCTCTATGCATCTATCTATACTATAGAGGGCCCGAAAAAATGGTGTCGCGCCATGCGTTGCCGTAACCTACCCACCGACCACCCCACTGAGGCCGCCGAGCAACGCGCGCTGATCGAATGGTGGCACGTCTACGCGCCATCGCGCGGCATCGACGCGCGACTACTCATCCACATCCCGAATGAGGGCCTGCGCTCATATCGCACTGCGACCCATCTGCGGTCGCAGGGCATGGTCGCAGGCACGCCCGATTTGTTCCTGGCCGTTCCCGTCGGACCATTGTCGGGCCTGTGGATTGAGATGAAGCGGGCCTCACGCAGCGCACGTGTGAGCGCCCAGCAAGCGGAGATGATCCATCTACTGTTCGCGCAGGGCTATGGGGCGGTCGTGTGCCATGGCGCAGAGGCCGCCATCGAAACGATCACGACATATCTCGCCGGAGGCGATAAGTGAAGCACTACGGCTTGCCCTGGATGGGGTCAAAATCGCGTTTCGCACGGTGGATCCTGGCTCATATTCCAAAGGAGCCCATCCTGGTCGATTTGTTTGCAGGTGGGTGCGCAGTGACCGACGCGGCGCTGGAACGCGGCCAGCGTGTGATCGCGTGCGACCGTTGCGCAGAGGCCCTAGATCTGTTTGACAAGACACTCCACTACGGCGCGCCGCCTATGCCCAGCATGCCCGCGACGAATCAGGAGCTGTGCGAAAGTGATCTGCTTACGCAGATTTGCTGGTCTTTTGGGACTACCCTAGACACACTCGCCCATAAAGGGCTGCGAGCGATCCCCCGATATCGCCGCATCTGTGCAATCCACACGCGGCATCGCGCGCCGGGTGGGTGGGTGCGCTACTACACAGGCGACTCGCTATCATTCAAGCCGCCCAAAGATTGCGTCATCTATGCAGATCCGCCCTACGCAGGGACCGCAAGCTACGACCGCGGATATACTGACGATATCCCCATCGCCGAGGCGTCGACCCGTCAGGTGGTCGCCCAGCTGCGCGAATGGGACCGGCCATGGCTCATGAGCGAGGCGTCGGTGCCGTCGGGCTTGATGGTGATCGACCAGCTGCCCGTCACCCATGGGCTCCACACCCACGGCGCGGGCCGCATCGAGTATCTACTCACCGACCCCAAGTGGGCGGCATATTTTCTCCAGCGTTTGGTTTGACGTTCCATAAAAAAGCGGAATTTTGCGCAAAAAAAATGAAGACGATAAAAAAAAAGTGTTGACAACTAAAAGGCGGTGGTGTATATTTTAATCGTGAGCGGCGATGGAGCCGCCACAATGAAGAAGGAACGAACGAAAAGCCATGCAAGACACCATCACCACCATAGATACCCGCTGTGAAGCCCCCGCCACCGACACCATCTACGAGGGCGCTCACCTTTCGGCCGAGTACGACGCCGACTACGATACAACCGAGATCACGGGCCAGACCTACCAGGTCAAAGACGCCCTCCGCGGCTTCACCGGCGCGACCTGGACCGGTAGCGCATGGGTCGTGGACGGCAACGTGGTCGCCAACGTTCGCAACGCTGACGCCCACTGGGCAGGCGGCCGGACCACCCTTAGCCGCCGCATAGCCTACGCGCTGCGCAACGTCCCGACTAACGATTGCTACTTTATCAGCTTAGGTCAAGAGAACTGCACCATCGGTGAGTGCACCGCCGCTGATACCTGCGCCGCCATTGAGACGATCGCCGATGCCGTCGAAGCCGCAGAGCCCACGGTGCGCATCAGCCTCCGCCCCATCGTCGTCGCCGCAGCCGCCGCAGCCGCTCACGCCGTCCGCAGCGCGCGAGCCCGCAAGGCCTGGGCGACCCGCCGCCGCAACGCAGCCCGCGCAGCCGAAATCCTGAGCGCCACCTGCGAGCCCCTGGTCACCGACGCGGCCGCCCTGCCCGCCAGCGTCGCCTACTCTGCTACGACCAGCGCTGAATGCTGTCACGGTCGCGCCGCACACGGTGTCGATGGCCGCGTGGTCACCGCCTATATCGGCGGCCCAATCGCCGAGTGGTCAGACGTCCGCCACGACTACCTGCACATGGCGCACGCTGACCACCAGTACTGCGATGTCGGCGCCATCGGTCGCCGTGCATTGCGTCCACGCTACCCACACTGCTGGTGGCTGGACCAAACCACGTGCATCACACCGGCTGAGGGCCGTCGCGAGCGCCGCAACGCACGCCGCCGGGAACTCTACCGCCAGCACAAGGCCGCAGCCTGAATTGAGGCTGGCCGTCGATGCGAGCCCCCTCCGCATCGGCGGCCGCCATGGAGATGATGATGATCGGTGACAACATAGACTGGTCGAAGTGCCGCCCCAACTGCATGCGCGTCCCGTGCGCCGTGGTGGCGTGGGCGTGCGAGCCGCGGTACGACTCTGATATAGGTTGCGCACTCGCCCAGGCGAGTATGTCCGGTGAGTGCACCGGGCCAGCCGAGACGCGAGACGCTGTGGCCGCGCGCCTAATCGGCGGGCCGAGTGACCGCCTGGATGAGTGGCTGTGCTCCATGTCATACAGAGAGCTCGAAGGGTGAGTGATGCACACACAATCAGAGAATGACCACATCTACGCCTACTGCGACACCTGCCGCCGATGGGTACGCATCGAGGATGGCCGTCGCCTCGCGAGTGGGCGGTGGCTGTGCACAGATTGCATGCTGGTCGCCCGACGCGAGGCGCGCCGAGCGAAGAAAGAGGCGCAGCGCCATGCCTCGAAGTGACGTCCGCTGCGTCTGGTGTGGACGCATCATACCGCAGGCGGCGCTGACCGACCGGTCAGACCTCGCCGTGCGAATGGTGGTCCGCGCCGACCCTGCCACGATGGACCATCGGCGGCTGCTCGCCCATGACCTCTGCATCGCGTGGCACTGGCCCTGCGCCATCGTCGACCCGATGCACGAGGTCATGGCCGACCTAGACCGCGCCGACATGCTGACGATGGACCCCGAGGAGCACGCGCGCGTGATGCGGCGCGAAGTTGAAACTATACACGCCATCATCGAGCGCATCGGTGACACCATGGAGCCCTATCTCGCACAGCGCTGCATCGCCGCCATCCGTGGCGAGCGCGCATGACGGCGGAAGGAGAAGAATAATGAGCGTGTACTGTGAGGACCTGCGGAAGCTGTTGCACAGGTTTGCCTGCGATGTCGCATATACTGTGGTCGAAAGGGCAAGCGGCAATCTAGGTGACCATGGGGCGTTCTGCGTCGATTGCGCCGCCGAAGAGGTGGTGTCTCATATCGACTATGATCTCGATTGCATCCACGCAGACGATGAGATTGAGGATGTGATTCGCACATTAATCGAATCACTTGAATCACTTGATGGTTGGGATGATTAATGAGCATGAGCACGAATGATGACGAACGATGGCGCGGTGATGGCTCGGCGGCTCGCGAGGCGCTGACTCACGTCTGCGACATTCCCGATGAGGTGGCTGGACCACGCGCGCCCACGCTGTCAGCCGAGGAGGTTGCGCGACGCAATGCAGAGATCGCGCGTGAGATGCAGCAGTGCACTATCGATGGCTTTCGCGGCGCTGCAGCGGCCAGGTTCCCTGGCAACAAGGAGCAGTACTACCGCGCGATGTGGCGTGCCTGGCGCAACGTGCGCGGCGGCAACACGGTACGTGCAGCCCTGCTCGCCGCAGCCGCCCTCGATGGCGTGCAGCTGGAGGATGAAGGCGATGAGTGACTATGGCTTCAGCGTGTGTGGCGTCTACGCCATCTACTCCGCGCGTCTCGTGGGTGTGGTGATCGATGACACCCTGCCCCGCGTCTCGTGGCTACACGCTCTCGACCGATGCGGCACTCGGTGGTTCAATAAGTACTCACCACTGCCGCCGTGGGACCAATACTGGGCCGAATTCATGGAGACAAATCAGGAACTGGCCTGGCGCAAGTTCGGGGCACAGATAGTCTGGTGGTGGGAGAATATGTGCCGCAATGTGATTGAATCCGGGATGTGCGCGGATGGAGGAGAACGTAAATGAGTGATCGAGCAGTAGCATTCCTCGCAGGCATGGCCTGCGCAGCCGCTATCGTGGGCGGCATTGAACAAGCCCGCATCCAGTGGCGCGACGCTGAGATCTACGACCTGCGCGCAGCCGTTGCCGACTTGGAAGACAGGCTAATCGCAGTGAGCGCAGACTGTGCAGCCCTCTCGAAGGCTGCGCAGATAGAGCTCGATGCAGCTCATGATGAGTGCGCTGAGGCCGTGGACGCTGTCGCCGTCTATGTCGACGCGCAATGCAATGGCCGGTATGTCGACCTGGTCACCAGTTACAACCGACTCGTGGACAGGTACAACGAGCTCGGTGCTGCGCGTCGCATCTCTCACATCGCACTACCCGGCGACAAGTACGACGGCATTTCGGTGGAGGACCTGTGATGCGGCGGAAAAAATTGCGCGAGATTGTGTGTGCACTCCGCGCCATCTCTGGCGATATCGTCGGCGGCGTGTTTGACTGGACAGGTGCGAGCCTGCATCTGTTCGCGCGCATCTGTGCAGGCCTCACACTCGACGACGCCGACCGCCACACACTCGCCAGGTGTTGTGAGATTGCGGAGGCGCTCGCTCGCACGCTCCACGACTGGACCAGAGAGATGAGGTTCGATGAATATCGCGAGTCGATCTTAAGTGAGTGCGCTGAGGATGCGCGCTTGCTCTTGGTTTTCTGTCGAGAGAAGCACTGAAGCGCCGTCGTAGCGCTCTCGATAAGGAGGAGCGGAGCCTTTCTCAGGACTTCGACGCGATAGCGCCGGAGGGCGACGGGATCGCCGAGGAGGATCTGTAATGGACACAGAAGATGAACAGAGTGCGCTCTATGCGCTACGAGCCGCGGTTGTCGCGGCGGGTCTACGGGCTGAGGCTGGCGTTGCAAACTGGGAGATCCTGCGGGACCTGGCGATGGCACTCGACGAGTCCGATCGCGCGCTAGGACGTCCGCCGAGAGCAGGAACCCCGCTCTGGTGCGCAGCCGACGTGCTGCGCGCGGAGGAGCAGGACTCGCGCGTGCAGCGTCCACCTGAACAGGAGGGAGAACCGTGAGTATCAGCGACAGGGTCTACCAATTGGCAGCGGCTGAGTTCGACCGCCGCCATCCCGAATGCGGTGCATACTGGCAGCGCGACTGGCTGGAACTCGTGAGCTCGTGCGGCTACCGTGAAGCGGCCGCACGCTATGCGGCGGAGCACGGGTGGTCGACCTACCGCTACGTCATCCGCGCCAAGTGTCGACCAGGCACCAGCGACCGTGGGCTGCTGTACGCCAGGTCGCGCGAGGATGCGGAGCGCGCGGTGTGCGTCGGTCTCAGCGAGGTCGAGCATGGGTCGCAGGGGGCATGACGACGACACCCGCGAGACTGCCTGTCGAATGCGGGAGGCGGGGGCGACTACGCGGCAGATCGCGGAGGAGCTCGGCCTGTCAGCGGGGACGCTGCAGAACTGGTTCAAGGCGGCAGGTCTGACGCGCGCGCGCCATGTCGTGGTCACGCCGTCCGTCACGTCACGCAGGCAGGCTGGCCGCTCGACTCATGTCCTCGGGGGCGTGCAACACGCGGGCCTTCCCGCGGAGCTACTCGGCGCGCTGCGAGGCGCGCCGGCACAGCCCCAACCAGAGCCGGAGCTGGACGAGCGCGTCCGCCAGCTCGTCGGCGCAGGCGAGCTACTGCAGGCGGCTGCGACACTGGACGACGCAGATGCGGGCAGCTGGGCGAAGTTCGGCGCGATGATTGCGCCAGACTTCCTGCGCGCGTGGCAGTGCGGTCGTCTGTTGTACTACCTCGCCTGCGGTGTGCACCGCGGGGTGGCACTCGCGCGTGTCGGAATATCTCCAGGTGACTATGAAGAGTGGCTCGCTCACGCAGCGAATCGCAAGGAGCCGTGGAGGACTCTGGTAGCGGTGTGCGCTTCAGCACAGGCGAGCGCCTGTGCTCGTATGCAGCACGAGATCAATAGCAAGCGGCCGGGGTGGCAGGCGGTGGCATGGTCGCTGGAACGGATATCGCCCGAGATCTACGCAAGACACCCGAGCGAGGACGAGACATTACAGGAGGGGGCCTTCGCAGACGTCGGCGACGACAACCTGAAGCGCGTCGCGCTCGCCTATATCGCAGAAGACAACAGCCGCGCTGCAGTTGAAGCCGAGTGTGTGGATATCGACGAACTGCTGGAGCGGCACCAATGACATGCGGCACACTTGCGCCGGAGATTGCAGAGCTCGCGCGTCGAGGTGCTCGTGCTCGTCTGCGCTGCTTCGCGCGGATGTTCTGGCCTATCGTCAACCCAGGAGTCGATCTCGCGTGGAACTGGCACCTGGACGTCATCTGCGACCACCTGGAGGCGGTGACGCGGGGAGACTTGCGCACGGTCGTGATCTGCGTTCCCCCTGGCGCGTGCAAGTCGACGCTCGTGAACCAGATGTGGCCGTGTTGGGAGATGCTGCAGAGTCCTGCGCACCGCTGGGCCTTCCTCACAAACTCTCGCGAGAACGCCTTCAAGGAGGCTGGCTACCGTAGGCAGATTCTCACCTCGGATGCAATTGCGGCGCTGCAGCCGCCAGCACGGCTGCTCAAGGGCGGCAAGTCGATTTCGCGCGTGGTCAACTCCCGCAACGGCGAGTTTCGCGCGTTCTCGCTGCTGTCGAAGATCACAGGCGCGCACTTCGACCGCCAGGTCATCGACGACCCGAACGACGCGGGGGCGGTGGACCGCGAGGAGCTGGACAAAGTGATCCACATCTACGACACGGTCCTCGCGACGCGCTGCCGTGATGGTGCCGCGCGCGTGCTCATCCAGCAGCGCCTCGCCACGAACGACCTCGCAGGACACGTGATGCGGCAGGGGTGCGACGCGAAGTTGATATTCCCGGCAGTCTACGACGAGTCGCGCGTCGAGTCGTACACGCCGCTCTATGATCGACCAGACCCGCGCAGCAGGACGGGCGAGCTGCTGTGGCCTGCGCGATTCAACGCGGCCTACCTGCTGGAACGTCGGAAGACCCTGGGGCTGTCAGCGTTCCTGGCACAATATCAACAGGCGCCGACCGACGAGTCTGGGGTGCTATTCCAGGCAGAGTGGTTCCAACAGTACGTGCCAGGGACCGAGCCGCTCGCCTGCATGGAAGAGCTGCTCATGGCGTGCGATACCGCATCGTCTCTCAAGGCTACAGCCGACCGCACGGTCATCCAGGTCTGGGGTCGCAGTGGTGACGCGTTGTACCTGCTCGAGCAGGTGTCTGGTCGGTTCACATTCAGTGAGAAGATCGAACACATCAAGGCGACATTCGCTCGGTGGCCCAAGTGCAGGCGTCTGTTGATAGAAGGGCGCAACGGCGGGATCGATCTCGTCAACGCCCTGCAGCCCGTGATGTTCTCTATCTCGCGCGGTCTGTTGAAGTGGACGTCACAGACAAACAAGGACGTCCGCATCCGGTCGATCTCGCCGATAGTCGAGAACGGGCAGGTGTTCATCCCGAAGAATCGCGAGGGCGAGCTGTTGCTCGACGAGGCACTCGCGTTCCCGAACGGCCGCCACGACGACTGCATCGACGTAATGTCGATGGTGATGGACTTCTGGCGCATGCGTGTCGTCATGGCCGGCGCGACTCCGCACCAGGTCGTGCATGAAGGCGTGATGCGGACGGCACCAGGGACGCTCTATCGCACGATTCCAGATCGTCCACCACGCCGCAAAATATCAATGCGTGGCTAGACTTGCGCGGCATCGCGGGGGTATACTCGCAGCATGAAGATCACAACACTCGTCAATCGGATGCTCGACGAGCTGCGGTCGCTGCAGAGTTTGGTCTATGCCCGGCTATCGTCGCAGGTCAAGGCGCAGAATCTGCGCCGAGCTGTCCACGTCAACGAGATGACAGGGCAGGAGTGGGCTGTTGAAGCCGAGCGGATGCTGCGCAGCGACGCGAAGCTCTACGGCGCAGCGCAGCAGCTGCGAAACAGCATGCTCTCTGCGACGTGGTACATCGAAGCGGCAGACGGCAGCGAGGAGGCGCAGCGCAACGCGCGGTACATCCGGCAGGCACTCGGGCTCGACGGCGAGCAGAGCCACCTGCGCTCTGGCAGCTTCGAAGCAGAGATCCGCCGTGTGCTCGACTTCGTCTTCCTCGGGCACCAGGAGTGCGAGGAGGTGTACTACGAGCGCGACGGCATGCTGTGGCTAGACGAGCTCGCTGACATCTCGCCGGCATCTGTGCTGCGGTGGAACTACGACGAGCGCGGAGAGCTCGTGAGTATCACGCAGGTCGCTACGGCGCGTGAAATCTCGCTGGGGTATACGCCGCCAGCTGAGGTTCAGATCCCCGCGGAGAAGCTGCAGATCTACACCCTGCACAAGCACGGCCGCGACTATGAGGGGTGCGGCCTGCTCTCTCCGTGCTGGGTCTGGTGGCAGGTAAAAGATGCGCTCATCTCGTTCCTTCAAGACGGCGGCGAGAAGTGGTCTGTGCCCACGCTGATAATCAGCGTCGACCGCGAAATGCTCTCCAGCATGTCGTACACCGACGACGACATCGACGTCTTGCTGCAGAAGGCTTGCGACGCGGCGCGGAAGTATAAGGGCGGTCTGGAGAACTATATCGCCGTGCCTAAGGGCATCAACGTCTCCGTGTTCAGCGGTGGCAGCTTCGACCCTACCAAGATCATCGCGAGTATAGACCACTGCAACCAAGAGATGGCGGCAGCTTTCTTGACGAATTTCCTCGAGCTCGGCATGTCGACCGACTCCAGTCGCTCGCTGGGCGAGATCCACTGGAACTCGTACAAGACGAGCATCGCCAACATCCTCGACACCGTCGCGGACGTGTGGAACGGCTCAGGGCGCGCGGGTGGCGGCACCATCGCCAAGCTGCTGCAGTTCAACTTCTACGGCGCGACGTCCGAGGTGCCGCTCGACAAGCTGCCCCGCCTGCGGCATCGCGGCGTCGACGTCGACGCCCTCGCAGACTCGCTCGGCAACTTACCCCAGCTGGCCGCGGCAGGATTCCTCACGCCGGATGACGCGACGGAAGTCAAGCTCCGTCGTCTGTTCGGCATTCAATCTGCATCGCCATCGCTGGACGAGGAGACACGACTCGCGCGTATGCACTCGTCGTCTGTCGGCAGCGAGTCGCCGCTGCGTGAGAGCGAGGGCGGGCGCCCGCCGGAGGGGGGTGTATTATGATCCGGATCAATATCCACGGCATGCTGACTCGTGAGCCTGATCCATTCTGCGAGCTGAGCTACGCGGAGATCCGAGAGGCAATAGAGAAGGGGCTCGCAGGCGACGACGAGATCTTGCTCGACGTCGACTCGCACGGTGGGGATAGCATCGGCGTCAAGGCCGTGGCGGACTATGTCTACGCGCACCGCGACCGCATCAGCGCGCATGTGAGCGGCGTCTGTGCTTCGGCTGCGTACTACATCGCGGCAGCCTCCCGGCATATCTCAGCAGCTGAAGACGCCATCATCGGCAGCGTGGGGACGATTGGGTGGCCGCCAGACGTGGAAGGCGCCCGCGTGGCGACGCTGTCGCCCTTGAAGAACAGCGGCGCAGACCTGCAGGCGATTCTGGACGACAGCTGCGAACGCTTCCTGCGCGACGTCGCGCGGTACCGAGGTTTCTCCGGCGATCTCAATGAGATCGCGCAACATGTCGGAGCAGGCGCGATGCTGACCGCACGCGATGCTCTGTCGCACCAATTGATAGACGAGGTGAAGATGGACGACACCGAGAAGTCTGAGCTCGACGTGGAAGGCATCGCGGCTATGCTGCCGCGACTGCTCGAGAAGCTGGACGAGCTGGCCGCCAAGGTAGACTCCGCGGACGAGCGCGTGGGTCTATTGGAGCAGCGGCTGGATGAGCTGAAGCGCGTCGACGAGGAGGAGACTCCTGCCGCAGCGTGCGGCGACAAGGAGACTCGCTCCGAGGACGCGCCAGCGGTTCCCGATGAGGAAGAGAAGCGCGAAGATGAGATCATGGCGTGCGTGATCGACGCGGCGAAGGCCGCGGGACTGATTCGCACTACAGATGAAGGATTCGCGCATAAGCTCGCCATGGCGAGTCCCGCACTGTTCCGCGACTATCTGACGTCGCGGCCGAAGCAGGCGCCAGCGGGCGCGAAGCTGGCAATGAGTGCCAAATCGCACGCCCCCGTCGCGCGGACGCGAGATGAGCGGGCAAAGCAAATCATGCAAGCGTCTGGCGTGGACTACGCGACGGCGCTCGCACAATGCATGGAGGGTTGAAGATGGGCGCGAAGTACCTACGGTCGGCATATACTGGCGTCACTGTGAGCGATGCGCTGATCGGCTGCGTCGTCTACGAGCGCGCGCAAGGGCAGGTCGACGTCGCGACCGACGGCACGGTCGAGCCGCTGGGCGTGGTCGTCAACATCGAACCGGACAACACGCTCGTGATCGCGGGCGTCGGCAGCTACGCGTCGGTGCTCCTGTCTGAAGACTTCGAATACTCGGACTGCAAGACGTTCCAGGCTACAACGGGCGGGAAGGCTGCCGTCTTCGCCCCCGCAGCTGGCACTGTCACTACTGCGACGGTCGCGTGGTCTGTGGGGCAAGTGATCCTGCCGTATGAAGGCAAGGGAGCCTCCGGATCAATGCAAGAGTGCTTCATCTTCCCCAAGCTCGAGGTCGTCAAGGCCTCGTAAGGAGTAGGGCATGCTTCCGATTACCAATACTCTGTACCTGGACCGCGAGGAGCTCAAGGGGCTCGTCGCGGGCTACGTCGACGACGAGGAAGGCTACCTCTGCCGCAAGATCCCCGCTATTAACGCGGGCATGGCGCTCTCGGTAACCGGCGAGTCGTACGGCGGCTACTACTGGTCGCTGTCTGCTGACACCTTCTTCGCGCAGGCGGGCAAGATTGGCAACGTGGGCTGGGGCGAAGACTACCCCCGCATCGACAACGGCAAGCTGGCGCACACTCCGTTCTACACGAAGATGTACGCGCGCTCCGTGGTCGTACCGAAGCCGTCACTGGACATCCCGCCCCTGGCACGTCTGAACTCTGTCGGGCAGTACCTGCTGCAACTTCGCAGCGTGGTGCGCGGTATGGCCGAGCAGACGATCTGCTCCAATCTGACGAATGCCAGCATCTGGACGAATAACAGCACGAGTGCGCACAGCTGGTCGACCACTGGAGATCCGGTGAAGGACATCATGACCGGCATCGACAAAGTCTCGGAGATGGCCGACCCTGACACCATCATCCTCGGCCGCGTCGCGTACCAAGCGCTGCTCGCGAACGCCAACTGGAACGCGACGCGCCCGCTCACCGACGACCGCGCGACCGCACTCGATGGCACTAACGCAGATCAGCTGGCGCTGTTGAAGTCGATGATCGCAAAGCGATTCGGGCTCCGGAACTGCTTCTTCGCGACCGCACGCTGGAACAGCAGCCCCACCAAGAGCACCACGACCATCGCGAACCAGTTCGGCGACTGCTGCTGGATCGGCCGCATGGGCGAGTTCAGGGAGATCGACGTCATCGCGCGCGATGGCGGCTACCAGATCTCGCCGCGCGCGTTCATCAAGAGCGAGGCTGACGACATCCAGTTTGAACAGGACGAGCACCTGGGCAAGATCGAGCTCGGTGCGGCCTACCACATGGGCTTCGACAAGGTGGATGAGCGCCTCGGATACCTAATCCAGAAGTGTGCGTCGACCACGTGAGGACACGAGATGCGGTCGAACGTCTGCGTACGATCACAAGGACAAAATAAGGCGCTCGTCGGCGCAGACGTCGTCAACATCTTCGACTACGACACGCCGACCCCCCTCGCTGAGCCGCCAGCAGGCGTGCTCACCGTGGGCGGCCTGCCCGTGCCGATCACCTTCGAGGGCGAAGACCCCATCCAGATCACTGCACTCACGGATGGGCGTCGCAAGCTGACTCTGTCGAGTCTTCCTACGCGAGCTCTCACTGGCTCGCGCGGGAAGGCCTTCATCGTCAGCGAACAGATCTGCTGGGAGTGCATCGTGCAGAAGTACTCGACGGAGGGGACGACCGCGTATGCCTATCTGCGCGACGCGCTGGGCGCCACGCTCCCCGTGGGCGAGACCTGCTACCTGTACTTCCGGCACTACTCCGCACAACTCCCGCCGCAGACCGAGCCAACGGAGCCCTTGGACTTCGCGATCTCGTTCAGCGGTCTCCCGCAGTTCGGCGGGAACGACTTCTGCGAGTCGTACTACGTCCGCTACGTGCACCACGTCTTCTCGACAGGGATCACAGAATCTGACGTCCGCGCCTACTTCAAGTCGTTCCAGCCAGCGCCGTCTGACGACGAAGGCGTGGGCGCAGCGCTCACCGCGTCCGAGGACTGGTTAGCAGAGCGCATCGGGCTCGAACTGCGCGAGACAGATCAAGAGCTCGACGACATCCTCGCGCCGCAGATCTTCCGGCGCGCGCAGCTCTTCTACGCTGCGGCCTATGCATTCCTGCTGACCGATACTCAGCGCTACGAAGCGCTCAAGAAGGAGGCATACTCCGCCTTCAAGGCAGCGTGCTCGCAGGTGTTCATCGACCGCGACCGCGACGGGAAGGTGTCGCAGCAGGACGTGACCACGATCGGCAAGGCCAAGCTGGACTGCTCGTACTACATGGGCGGGCGCCAACGGAGGCGCCGATGGTAGACCCGCGTGCGATATTCGCGGCGCTGCGAGATGCTCTGCACGACGCACAGCCGGCGACGTGGCCTGACCGCGGATTCTCCGCGCCCGCCCACTCTCTCGTGTCGCAGCCGGACCAGTGGATTCAGCTGCAGTCGCGTAATTTCCGCGACTTCTGCTTCCACGTCACCGGATATCCCGTCTCGAGCAACGCGTACTGCTACTACGCGCTAGATGCTGAGATCTTGCTCTACTACCCGCACTCGGTGGCGACTGACGAGCTGCAGGCGATCCTGATTGAAGATGCGGTGACAATTCAGAACGACATCGGGCGACACCCGGAACACTGGGGCGGCGCCGATGCTGTCAGCTTCCTACAGCAGCAGCCGTACATCTGGACCACGGTCAGCGACGACAACGGCGAAGGGATCGCGACCGTATACGCAGTCCCCCTCCACATCGAGGTGAAGATATGAGTTCAACACAGCTGCGATCCCTCGAGATCGCGCAAGAGACCACGTTCTGTGGCCTGTCGGCAGCGCAGACTACGCCCACCGATACTGGCTTATCGTACACCGTCGTTGACTACCTCGACCTCACGCAGCTACTCGTCGAGGGCGAGGCGCTGGTGGACGATCCGTCTGGCCTGCGCGGAGGCGTCTACAGTAATCCTGTGCGCCCTGTTGACATCGGCGACGACACTCCGGTGCGCGGTAGCTTCAGCTTCGACTTCTATCTGCGCGCATGGGAGTCGTCTGACCACGGAATCGTCGACCTGCTCAAGACTCGACTCGACCTGACCGCCAGCGCGTCTGTGTCGTCGACCATCTCGACGGCGACAGACTCGACGCAGGCTGTCACCTGCTCGACGGCGGTGAGCACGTCTGCAGGCGGTGTCGTATGTGCCGAGCATGACGGTCTGCGCATCTACGGCTATGTCTGCGCGTACACGTCGGGCACGTCTCACACTGTCACGCCTAATCTCGTCTCGCGTGGTGCGGCTGTCGGCGACGCGTACGACGGGTGCTGGACCTTGAAGCTGCCGACGCAGGGGCTACCGTCTACCGCCTCGTCGGTCGCCATCAAGATCACGGGCCAAGGCTGGACGCAGAAGTGCTACGGTTGCACGCTCACATCGCTGTCGATGACGGGTGGCGGCGACTCGCGTGGCGTGCGCTGCACCGCGACCGTCGACTGTGCGTACGTCGAGACGGTGACCAGTGGAACACCGCAGGTGCTCGCGTCTGACAGCTCGTTGAGCGTGCTACACCAGCTCGCGTCGCCCTTGGGCCTGGGCGAGGACTTCGCACTCACCACTGCAACATTCAGCGCCGGCACGGATGCGGACTCGCTGTCGGCGCTGCCGTCGCAGTGCGTGGACGAGTGGACCTGCACCATCGAGTTCACCACGGCCTTTGCCTCGTGCGGCTCGTATATCGTTGGCCGCAGCCGCGCAGAGACAGTCCAGGCCAATATCACGCTCGCGCTGTCGCTAGGCTCGCTCGCTGCGTATACCGAGTTCGAATCGCAGTGGCAGGCGCAAGCCGCGCGCACAGTGGTGCTTGGCTTCAGCGGCGACAATGTCGGCGGTGCAATCGCCATTCCCGCAGCAGTGGTCTCGGAGTTCACTCCAGCACCAGACCTGGGCTCTGACTTCGCGCGCACGACCGTCACTCTGGCTCCTGGACCATGCCCGGTCGCGACACAGCCCTGCTTCGTGCTCGCGCTCCGCAACTGAGGTGCTGCATGATCGACTTCAATCAGCTCACGGCAGACGTGGTGCTCGACTGTGATACCGACCCCAAGACGCGGTTCCGGCTACGGTCGCTGCGGTTCTCCGACATGGAGCGCATCGAAGCTGCGAAGGACCGCGTAGGGACCGTGTCCCCGTCTGCGCTACGGCAGCTGCAGCAGCGTGTGCTCGCAGACGAGACAGACAACCTAGACGACGCCGAGACGGCGACCCTGAACATAAACTACCAGCGTTCCATCGCAGGCGAGCTGCAGGTGTGTGCGCTGGGGGTCGTCGAGATCGACTGCAAGTCCGTCACGCCGGAGGACGTGGCGCAGATGCTGGACTGTGTCCCTGTTGCGCAACGTGACGCGGTGCGCACCGAGCTCGCTCGCCGCATCATGCAACTGGGGGCACCTGCCCCAAAATCCGGAACGCCGTCCGAGTCGCAGCCTGGATCTGGTGCGACACCCACTACAGCGGCTGGCGCTGCGAACAGTGCCAGCTGTCTCCAGAACTCCACGCGGCACGCGGACGGTGCCAGCGCGGGGTGAAGTATTCCCCTGCGTTGTGCATATCTGACACATTGCGCGACATACCAGACGCAGATCGCTGTCCCGTCGCAGACTTGGTCGACGTGCGCCCGCTCGTGGAGCGGATCTTCGCAGAGTATCAGGTCGTCAAGCGACTCGGGATCCGGTGTGACACTTCGATCCACCCGCACTATCTGGCAGCACTGGATGTTGAACTGCAGGCTGTCGAGCGCAAGGATCAGCAGCACCAGGAGCGACTGCGGAAGGCTCACGAGATGCAAGCACGGAGGCGTAGATGATCGAGTTGCGAACCACATTCCCCCGCAGGCGACGCCGTCCGAAGGCTACACTGCTCACGCGCGACGACTACATGCAGATTGCTCGCTTGATGGTCGACGTGATCAGGCTGCGTGCGCGCGTGTACGGCGTCGCTCTGGATGGCGCGCCGTTCGCGCCCTACGCCCCATCGACGGCTGTGCGCAAGCGTAGGATTGAACCTGAGGACGCGCCGTGGGCAGAACTGCAGGCCACGCTCGACAAGCTGGTTGCGCGCCTGGAACGTCTCTCCGATCCTGAGGACAGGGCCGCGGTGCGGCGTTCCATCGGGCATTTCCGGCATGAGATCACCGAAGAGCAGCGGAAATATGGCGAGGCTATCACGCGCTCCGTCAAGGTCGACCTGACAGATCGACGCGCAGCAGCCAAGACGGGACGACAACCCATGCTGGATGCGTTCGACATGTCGTCTAATACGCAGAAGGCGCGCATCTACAACACCTGCGGCTATGCTCGCTGGTTCCTGCGCGGCACCAAGGCGCACAGGGGCGCGGGTGGCCGCATGATAGCCGGCATGCCCGCTCGTCCCTTCCTCGGGTTGTCAGACGCGGAGGAGGCGTGGATCCTGCGTGAGTTCGTGCAACCCCTGGTCGACTACCTGGGCGTGGAGTTCGCGCGCCTATTCAGCGAAGGTGTGGCGGATGATGTGCGCCCCGATCCTGGCTCGCTGTTCCGCCGAGCGTGGCAGCACAAGCCCACAATACAGGACGAGGCGAGGTGAGGACGTGCTATACTCGCACGGGAGGTCCAAGTGGCAATAGTATCGACTACCACTGCGCTCGAATTCCGCGTGCGCGGACAGGACGAGGTCAACTCGGCGCTCAAGGGCATCTCGGCGTCGATCGGGGAAGTGACAGACGCCGCCAAGCAGCAGGCGGCAGCAGAGGCAGCACTCGCCAAGGCACAAGCGGAGGCTGCAGCCAAGCAGAAGGCGCAGGTAGGGCTACTCCGCTCGCTCGCCGGCGCAGGGCAACAGTGGACAGGCGCCTTGAAGTCGTCGGCGCAGGGCCTCGGGCTCCTGTCAGAGGGCCTGTCGAAGTCGATGGGCATCCTCGGCCCATGGGGCGCAGCTGCAGGCGCAGCGCTCGGTGTGGTCACCGCACTATGGAGCAAGCTCAGCCAACCGGCAGACACCAAGCCTGCTGAAGACCAGCTCGCACGGCTCGCCGAGGCCTACCGCAAGCTGGGGGTCGAGGCATCGTTGGCCGCTGCTGAGATGGCCGTCGCAGCCGATGACGCGGAGAAGCGCAGCGCAGCTGAGCTGGTGAAGGCCGAGCAGCGCATCCGTGAGCTCACCTTGCAGATCGATCAAGATGACCGCGAGCTCGCACGACTCGCGCAGGATCTCGAGGGCGCGACAGATTCATACTCGACTATGATCGCCAACGCTGCAGCGACGGCAGCAGCGGAGCGTGTACGCGCAGCTCAAGATGAGATCGACAGCCTGCGCGGCTATGTCGACACGCAAAAACAGGCAATGCAGGCGGAGATCGACTCGCAACGCGAGGAGTCGTATCTCAAGAGCTTCTACGCTGAACAAGAGCGCCTACGCAAAGAGGCGCAAGCCCGCGAGCAGGCTGAGTCCACCGCTCGAGAGCGCGCCGCAGACGCCGCAGCAAAACAGGCGGCAGCACGCGTAGCGCAGGAAACACAGGCGCTCGCGCAATTGCGCGCCGACACTGAGCGCAAGGTGTACGAGGCACAGACGGAAGATGCGGTCGAGCGCATCGAGTACGAGTACCGCGTGCGTCGCGAGCAGGCTGAGCGCTCGTACGTAGACGCGGTGCGACGCGCAGAGGCGCTAGAACTCATCGACCGGCAGCGCATCCTGGCCGTTGAAGCCGCGCAGCGCAAGGCGGATGAGGAACGCGCCCGCGCAGCTGAGGAAGAGCAGCGCAAGCGTGATGCACTGTCGCAGCGTGCCGCAGGATTGTCGGTGGCGGGTGTCGCACCGTCGACCGAGCTCGAGAAGGCTCAAGCGCAATGGGACGCGCTGCGCGGCCGCATCATCTCGGATGCTCAGAAGGTCGAACAGGCCATGGCGGAGTACGAGCAGCTATACTCCGCAGCCGAGCTGTCGACTAACACTGAATACCTGCGGTTGAACCAGCTGCGCATCGAGGCAGCGGAGAATCTGGCCGCTGCACACGAACAGGCATACGCTCGTATCAGCGCTGCGCGTGCGGCAGATATGGAGGCAGCGAAGCAGGCGACCTACGAGCAGGTGTACGCCTCGCGCACCATGACGAAGGCGCAGAAGGAGGCGGTGCGCTCGCTCGACGAGGGCTTCTCACGCATGGCCGCGGGTGCGGAGCAGCTGGGCGTGGCATCGGACGCGATCACCGTAGCGCAGATGGTCGCGAGCGCCATCAAGGCAGGCGCCGACGCCATCGAATACGGTGCCAAGTCGCTCGCCTACTTTGCGAGCGGGAACCCTGTCGCAGGTATGGGCATGGCTGCCGCGTCAGCTGGCGAGACCATGGCGGCTGCCGCGTACATCAAGGGAATCGCGGACCTGGGTGGCAGCGCGCCGTCGACCCCCACCGCATCGGCGGCAGCATCCGGCGGAGGCGCGCAGACGTTGACAGGATCAGCATCCTCGGAGCCGCGCGAGATGACTATCAACTTTAGCTTCGAGGGCTCGGACCAGTCGATCGCCGGTGCGCTCATCCGCGGCCTCAACGCGACGTCGTCCACTATCGGCCATCAACGACTCCGCAAGCAGATGGTGCAGACATGATCAGCAGTCCATACCCGCTCCCCGCGCTGCTCCCGTGGGTCGACCTGCGCGCAGCATCCACTATCTTCGAGCGCAGCATCGCGACCAGGCGGAAGTTCACGTCACTATTCCACGCGGCCGGCGGGCGCTACAACTCGTCGGCGATGTTCTCGTACGGCAACGGCCGCTTCGTCAGCGACTCGCAGGGCTACGTATACTACGAGCGTGACACCAGCTTCACACTGGCGCTGTCGACATCAGGTGTGCTCGGCTCAACGTTCAGCACTACGACTGCTACGCCGTACGGGCGAGTGTTCCGCGTGCGATTCGCCGCGCCGCAGTGGGGCACGCAGAACGCGACCACCACGTCGTACTCATTCAGCTTGAACGGGTCGTCGTACTCTGTATCCGCGAGCTCGCTCGAGACCTTCTTCGCGTACTCGACCTACTACAGCAGGGCGTCGACCGCGAACCTGCTCAACAGCTCGTACTACGGTCCCTCGATCTACTACCCATGGGACTGGACTCCCGCCACCAACGTTCGCGCATATAGATCGCCCACAGCGGATGCGCTGCGCACGATGGCGGCATATTCAGCCCCCGGGAATGGCGACACGTACATCAAGCCCATCGGATTCTTCCCGTCGCGACCCTTACAGGCGACGCCCGAGCTCATCGCCGAGGAGCGCGTCGATCAGCTCGTCTCGCTATCCGGCCGCAGCTACCGGCAGTCGTACGCCCGCCGTCGAATCTACGAGTGCAAGCTGCTGCTGGACGCGTCGCTCACATCGGTGAGTGGTGCTGAGTACTGCAACGCATCGGTGCTCTGGCCGCAGTTCCTCGCCGCGTGCGATGCTGGTGTCACGCTGTACATCGATCGCGCGTGGTTCTCGCAGTTCTGGAGGCCGCGCACATCGGTCGTCTGCCCGGATATGCCCAACATGATATCGGGGCAGCTCCTGGACGCGTCGGCGCCACGGCTGCAGGTGCGCGATGGTGTGCCGTATGCCTTCGAGGTGACGCTGCAGATCGCGGACGAGTCTGGCATCGACGGCGCTGCGTTCGGAGCGCCGACATGATGTTCACGTGAAACGCGAATGTTTCACGTGAAACACGAGGAGGAGACAGCATGACGATCACCGTGACATCCGGCTGCAACACCGTGCCGCAGCGCCCGTCGCCGTGGGACGCCGCCGGGATCATGTCGACGTATCTGCCCGAGTACCAGCGGCTGTTCGAATGGATCGCGACGCCGCGATATCACCTCAAGCACTGCGAGTGCTACTATGCGTCGTCCGCTGCAACGTCGGTGACGCTGCCACCGCTGCCGATAGGGACGACACGTCAGATCATGATCTCGCACGCTGACAAGGTGTCGTCGATCTACGCGCTGCGGCCGAACCCTGGAGGCACCTGGACGCAGAGCAGTGTGACCAAGTCCACCAGCTGGGTCGACCTGCCGCATAGCTACTCGACTCTCGCTGCGGGGCGCTGGAACTCGTGCCGCGTCAACGTGGCGGCTGCTTCAGCATGGGGCACCACGACTGGACTCACGATCTCGGTGCGGTCGACCGAGATGGCTCCCACCTACAAGGGCTACACCGCGGAGACGTACGCCGGCTGGAACGGCACTCTAGACTTCGAGCATATGGTGCCATGTGCACCTATCGCAGTCCCGGATGGGCTATCGGCAGCCCACTACAACGCGCTCGCGCGGCAGGTCGAGCGCTCGCTCGTATGCCCTGTGCTGTACGCTGGCTACTGCGGAGCGCACACGATCACAGAGGTGGACGCCCTGCTCGCGAATAGGATATTCCCGGTCGCGCTACGTCGCGACGCGCCAGCGGAGCAACGTCGAACCTCGCTCGTGATCCTGACAGGCACCAATGAAGAGAGCACAACAGCACCGCTCATCGTGCGACGCGGCGAGGCGCTGCTGGAAGTGGCGCCAGCGTGGTCGGCCGGCAGCTTCATCGAGTACCGATGGTCCATGGACGCGCTCATGGGGTCGCCTGACCTGTCTGTGGCGGGACGCGACATCTACTATCTGTCGTTCGAGTCTGGAATCAAAGACAAGCTGTACGCCCTGTCACTGTGGGGAGGCCTATACGAGCCGGCATGAGACGTCCTGAATATGTCACCATAGAGAGCATAGTGACCGCAGCGCAGTGGACCGCTCTCGCAGAATATATGCGCTGGGCCTATCTGTCGCTGCCGCAGACTGTCGTGATCACCGCCACGAGCGGCACTACCGCATACAACGCAGCGTCGAGCTTCACGACCGGCACCGTGATCTACAACCGATCCTCGGGCTCAGCGACCGTTGCCTATGTGCCCGTGCTCGGGTGCACGTCTGGCGTGTCTTCAGGGTTCACCAACTACGGACAAGGCGCATCGCAGACCGGCGCCAACAACGTGCCGATCCCGTTCGTCTCGACGTCGACGTCGGTCCCGCTGCCCACGTCTACCGCATATTTCAGCGGGCAGTACCAGTGCGCGTGCACTGTCGCGCTCGAGGGCGCGTGGATGGAGGATGCATGACACAGTTCTGCGTCGTGATTCCAGGCGTGACAGACGATAGCGGCTATCCCTACGCGTTCTGCTCACACGCAGCGGCGCCGACAACACCGATGACGGTGACGCCGATCTACCACGCCGTTTCTGCGGTCGGTGCGATGACGTCCACGCTAGACCCTGTCGAAGCTGTGGTCGACAGCAGCGCGATCATGGTGTCGCTTGTACTCGACGCGGGAGACGTGCCGACGGTGGGCGAGATATTCGCGCGAGACCCGGTGAGCATCGGCCGTATCACAACATCGCGCCTGCCAGGCTCGACAAGCATCTCCTTCTCCGCTGCGTCCTCTGTCTCAGTGCCTGCGATATGCGTCGGCGTCTCGACGTTCGCGTACACGCAGACGACCTACGCAGGCGGTGTGTCTACCGGCACTGTCGTACTCGCTGCGATGTCGCAGGATAGCTACCAGTACTACGACCCCGAGATCTGCATGGGTGCTGAGGTGTCGCGCTACCCCACGCAGTGGAAGGGCCGCCTCGCGTACCTGTACCTCACGCAGCCGATCACTGGAACCTGGCGTCTCTATCGCGCATGTGCGCTGGCGGACGACCCCACGCGGACGCTATCCGAGCTGCACCTGTCGCTATCACCGCTCGACGCTCGCCTGCGCGAGGCGCACGCGTCGTCTCCGCTAGACACTGTAGCGCACCTCTCGTCTTCTACTCGTTCCTACGCAGGCACGCGCACCAAGCATGTGTTCGCCGAGGCGCTCCTGGGCACAGGCACTAGCCTCGCGCCTTCGTGGTCTGGGGCCACCTTCTCGCTGGGGTCGTCCTCGAACCCGCTCTACGCAGTCCTGCAACCCGTCACAACTGAGCCGGCAGGGCGCAATTTGAGCAAGCGCACGGAGCTGGACAGCATCTGCACGCCGACGCGGCCGCCGATTGCAGTCTGGACGCTTCATCTGACGCCAGACAAGCCGCACTTCCTCGGTCGCACCGGAACGACGGCGTATGTCTCAGTGTCGCCTGAGGCGGATTCACAGCTCTCGGTGCTACCCACCGCGCGCTGGTACGTCGCAGCATCGGGATCGCTCAGTGCCTTCAACACGCGCGCATCGACACGCGTCGCCACCCCATCCACCGCCGCCAACGCTGAGCCGATCGTGCGCGTGACGGGCAGCACTTCGCAGATCGCCTCGGGTGGCGTGTACGCACTGAACGCCTACTCGGCGTCGCCGTCTGTCACACAGGCACCGCTACCCGTCTACTTCGGCATGGTGTGGGAGTCGTCCGTCGCGGAGATTCCAGACGAGGACGCGCCAGATCTGACTGACAACACGGGGCACGTCTTCCGCCGCGGGGTCGGCGTCGAGGCGCGCGCGTGGTCGTGGGAGACAACGCAAAGCTGGCCGCAATTCTGCGAGGAGGCGGACTTGTACTCGTGGCGACTGCTGTCGCCGGAAATCGACACGTCGCGCTCCGCCACGCGCGTGCAGACGTCGCAGGCGTGGCGCGAGGCGCGGGGCATCGTTCACCACTGCGGGTGGGCACCGCTGCAGTCGTGGTCTCAGATTCAAGTCGCGCGCGCGAATCGCTGGTGGGAACGCGGCGAGGCGCAGATGTGCCTAGACACACAGTACTGCAGCGTCGGCGAGTCCATCTGGCTGACCGTCCACTGGACCGAGGACGGCTCGAACTTCCTCGACATGCGGTGCAAGCTCGAATACGCAGACATGCCCGCAGCGGGCGTCTACCGATACAACATCCTGCGCTCGCCGCGATGCGCGGGTGTCGGTGACTGGTTCGGCTATCGCGCGACGTTCACGCCAGACCAGACGATCGCGGGCATATGGGACGCGAATCTACTGTGGACCTATATGGCCGAATCGCTGCGCATCCCGCAGGACTGGATCGATGCGGAGTCTCTCTACGACTACTCGGTGCCGCTGCTGGGGGTGTCGCAGTACGAGTACGAGTCACCCTCCGCACTCACAGATTCGATGGCAGGCTTGCTGCTAATGTCTGGGTCGTGCCTGTCGTTCAGCGCCCCCTGGTACAGCATCGCCCGCAGGTGGACAGGCATGGCCGACAAGGCCGCAAGGTACGTAGACGTGACAGACGACCACCTGTTGTCTGTGCCGATGGTGTCGCGAGATGACCACGTCGTCTCCGAGTACAAGATCCGGTTACCATCGACCGAGATCACCTACGTCGACCGCGTGGCCCGCGACTTGTACGCTGACTCTGACAACATCGAGATCGATCTCTCGACGTCCGAGGTGACAGACGACAGCGTGCTCTTGATGCGCGCGGCGCTGCAGAATCTCGTCTATAGGCTCGGGACGACCAGGTTGAACTACCAGACCACGATCCCATTCGAGCTAGGGTACCAGCTCGCGCCTGGCGACATGGTGCGCCTCACGTCTTCATATACCGTCGGCGTCAACACCGCGTCACCGCCGCAACAACAGATGACCCGCGTCGTGGGCGTCACCCAAGATCCTGTGCAGGGGCGCACCGAGCTCACGTTGCAGGCTGTGGAGACCGGTGCCGCGTGCTACCAGGCTGGCGCCATCGTCATCGCAATCAGTAGCGACTACACCAAGCTGTGGCTGTCAGACGTGTCCTGGACTGACTCAGGCGAGACGGTCTACTACGCCGGCGGATCTGCTGAAGTCGTCGACATCGACTACGATGACAAGTATATAGAGCTCGACACTGCCGTCATGACGACTGCGGTCTGGGGCTACGACGACTCAGAACGCTTCATGACGGACGAAGATCGACTCGGATGACTCAACCTGGAAGCCCTGGAGGCAGGGCGCCCGCACACAGCGGGAGGACCGCGACTCGAGAATAGCGCACCTGCCAGCAATCCTGCTGGCAGGGCGCACCTTCGAGGCGGAGGTGTAGCATGGACGCGGATATGGTGCAGCAATCTGTCGGGCTGGCGACCTACCTCGGTGAGTACGGCATCTGGGGCATCCTCGCCGTGCTCGCTACGGTCATCGTGCATCTCTATCGCCAGCAATCCGCGCTGTCGCGCGAGATCCGCGACACTGTCGAGCGGTATGCAGACGAATCGGCGCGAGGGCAGGCGCAGCTACTCGCCGCGATTCAGCGCAGCGACGAGGTAATCGAGCGTAACACAGAGGCGCTGCGCCGTCTGACAGACCGCTAGACCCTGGGTACGAGCCCTGCGCGCAGGGCGCGGTCAACTCGCGTGATGCACTGTCGCACCGAGCCAAGCAGCTCGTCCAGATCCGCCGTGTGCGAAAGACTCCACTGCTGCTCCAACACGGCAGCGATCGCCCGCAGGTCTGACAGTGCCGCAGCTGTGTCGATCGGTGAACTGCGCCGCCACGCGTCCAGGGCTCGCCAGCGCGCGGCATCATAGAGCGCGTCCATATCAATCTTCATGCTGTCTCCTTTCCCTGTCGATTACGTAGCCGCAGCCGCGCAGCATCCAGCGTAGTGTATTCGAACACCTCGTTTTCCTGGCGAAGCCGCGGTATGAGCAAGGGGTGTGTCGGCGGATACTCGCGTGAGAGTCCCGCCTGCTGGGCCGCACACTCCTCGGCGCCGATGAAGCCGAGCTTATGCAGGGTGGCGTAGTATTCATGCTCGCGTCGTCCGTAGTCGTTGGCGCGGCGGATCCAAGGCTGAGGACGCCACGCTATGCGGTCGAGTAGCTCTGCGTGCCGCTCGCAAGCCTGAAGCGTATCGCGAACGCTGCTGCACCGTGCGAGTTCTGCCAGCAGCGCGGGGTCCTCAGTGCGCGATAGTAATGTTTCTATCACGGGCGACCGGAACGACCGCACTGCACGGATATCCACATTCAACCTGAACCCGTGGACCGCAGTCATGCCCATGGGGGCGCCATGCCGTCGCAGCTGGTCTCGCATGTTGACGACTCTACACGGTTCTCGCTCCATGGGGGTCAGCAGAGACGGGATGAAGTGAGAGGGCCCCAGGTCTAGTTTGATCTGGCAATCCTTATGTGCGAGGTGGCGCGTGTTGATGCAGAATTCCTGTAGCTCTGCGAAGTCTTCTTCATGTTGACCGTGCCAAGGGTAGTAGACGATGACGTACAGCCGGAGCGTGCACATGAGCTCGTGCCGTATCTGCGCGAGCATCTGCTCTCCCCACCTGTACAACGTGCGCCATCGTGCAGGCTTGCGCACCAGGAGCAGGTCTACATCGTGGATGCCGTCCAGTCCTGCGCTCATCTGCCGCATGTCTTTGTGGTGGCGGACGAGATCTTCGGATGTCACGTCCATCAAAATCTTCTCCGCCGCCGGTTTGTCTGCGGAGATCGTGTATCTGCCGTTGTAGCCGTCCTCGTCGGCTGCGTATACGTTCATGTTGGCGTATGTGCAGAAGTTGCACTTGTAACGGCAGCCGCACTGCTTGCTCTCCGGATCGAGCAGCGTCGGCGCGAACACTTCAACTGAGCCGACATCGGGCGTGGGACCAGGGGTTGCCATGCCCGTGTAATCCCCTGCGAGCGCGCGGAAGATGGCGACCTCGCCTCTGCCTACAATGACGGCATCGCAGAAGTGACGCAGCACACCGCACACGATAGCACCAGGTCCGCCTAGAATGGTGCGGATGGGCGGCTTGCGACCGCCTATCGCGCGGTAGTAGTCGCACGCATTATCGACACACAGCAGCGAGACGAGCAGAACGTCGCCGTCGTCGCGTCTGAGATATCGCAGAGCTCTCGGGGCGAGTAGCACAATCTCTGGTTCCAACTCTCGGTGTTGCGAGATGAGGTGTAGCAGGAACCGGAGGCCTCGATTGAACGTCGAGCCGCGAGCCTCACCGCCCATGGAGCAGGCTAGGATTCGCATGACTCCTCCGCCACGGGAATATAGACACACACACCGCCAGACTCGTCCAAGATCGGCGCGACGCGCCGCGAGAACTCCACCATGTCAGACTTCGTCAGGAAGGCATAGCCCACGGTGAAGAAGCGCCCTTCCATGGGCTCAACGCAGGAGATCTTAGCGCCCGCCAAGGTCGTCCGTGCGTTCTGCCTGAATAGATTCATCTGCTGTGCCATCTCACATCCTCCCTCGCCCTGCGTCATGGGCATCGCGCACCGCGTCCAATAGTACTGTCTGCACGTCGGCAGCTGTCAATGACAGCTCGTCCTCATCGAGGCTGACCGCGCGCAGGAACAGCCTGCGCATCGCTCCTGTGTAGATGGCGCGGACGTCCGGGGCCGCGATAGCTCCTGCTCTCTGTTCGACGAGGCGTAACATTTCGGCAGAGTAGCACTCCTGATCCCGCGCGAGGAATAGCCCAGGGTGTTCCACTGCCCAGTGGGCTTGCTCGCGCAGGAGAGCTTGCTGTGTGCGCGTCATGTCGAGTGCGCGCGACATGAACTCCACATCTTCCTCGCGCTGGTTCTGTTGCTCTGTTGTCAGCTTCACGCGGCGCAGGGCCTTGTGATCGTGCAGGCTCGCGTACTTCTGGCGCAGGTATTGTGTGAGAGGCAAGCACTCTACGAGCTGCTTGACAGGTCGGCTTGAGCGCTTGTAGTGCGTGGGCGCCGAGCGCCACCTGTCGATAGCGCGCAGGATGACGCCTTCGGTGACCTCGGCCCAGCATACAGGATGCTCCGTATCGACAATGCCGTCCCAGACCGCGTGCAACTGGCAGCGGATATGGGGCTGTAGACGCTGCATGTGTAGTTCAATCAGACGGTGTCCCTCTTGTCGCATCATGTCGTCGCTCACGCTCACCCCTCCCGTCGTCTCCACATGGTGCCCGCGCGCGTGTGGTAGGATTCGAGCCCGCACCGCAGACGCAGTATCGCGGCGATCGCGCGGCTGTTACGAGATACCAGCTCCAGTGTCTCCTTGGTGTTCTCAGGCCTGTACACGCCCTCGACAATATCGCGGATCGACAGCGCGGGCTGTTGGACGATGGCTGTCGAGACGTAGTCGATGACTGCTGACGCAATCTCATCAACGCTTGTCGCCGCAGCTTGCGTCGACGCGGCGACGGACATGAGCTCACGATCTTCGAGCGTGCGGAACCACCATGGCCGCGCGCCCGCGTCTCCGCGCGCCCATGCGTGATACTCTGCCAGTGCCTGTGCGAGTAGCTGTGCGCGATCGCGCGCGATGGCGTCCACTGCTATCCTGCCGCATCGGAGCACCCAGAACCTGCGGCCGCCGGATGCGTCGTAGAGCGGCGTGTCGTCGTTGGTCGTCGCTGCCAGCGCACACCGCCTCGGCAGCTCCTCCACTACGTGTCCATAGGGCAGCCGGAGCTTGTCGACCGTGGTCGTGATATGGCTCTTGACCGCTTCAATATCGCGCCGCTGTCGACCGCCCAGCTCATCATAGACGACGACTGCCGCTGAGTGCAGCGCCATTATGCAGTCTTTGCTGCCTGGCTCCAGCGGCGACGCGGCGAAGTGCAGCGGGCCTGCGAGCGTCTCGAGACCGCTGGTCTTGCCGCAGCCCTGCGGGCCCTGCAGCAGCAGCACCGCGTCCAGCTTGACCGGCTCTGCAGCTGTCGCGTACTGCCGCGCCATGAGGCCTATGAGCCAGCGCCGCAGCACCTCGTTGTTGTAGTCGGTGTCCTCGGTGCCAAAGTATCGCGCGGCGCTGTGCGAGAGACGGTCCACGCCGTCCCAAGGGGCCGCGGACACCTCAAGCAGGAACGAGTTGTACGAGCGCGCGCGTGCGACGCAGATCATGGCCTCATAGACTGTCTTTGCGCCCCAGGTGACGCCGTAGAACTGTTCGAGCATGCAGACTATCTCGAACAGGTCCTCCTCGCGCACGGCACGCCCGCTCCAGTCTGAATGTCCCGCAGGTGACTCGCGCCAGACGACACGATTCGAGGACTCGTCGTATGCGATACGCCCGAGTCGCGGGTCGTCTTGCACCATGGCTCGCAGATTCCGCGCGGTGCGTGCGCACACCTGCGCGCCATTCCGCGCAGTGCGCCATTCGATCGACGCCGGCGACTTGAACGCAGACGTGGTCGTCTCAGGTGCTACGTGACCGCCAACGAGGGATGCATTCAGCGCGTCGACCTGCTCGCGTGCTATGCCTACCTCATCGCCGGCTGAGACTCCCGAGCGGAGCACGCTACGTGGATCGCATATCTCGACATGCTTGCGCGCGTCCTCGCAGCACTGACGCACGTCCGCCAAGATGCGGTCCATTGAATCTCCCTTGCGCACTGTCCACCGCAGGACGGCATCGACCAGGTAGTGTTGCGGGTCGCCTTGCCATGGCTGCGTCAGCTCATACAAGCGACACGCCGCGGCATAGACTGTCGCGTGACCTGTCCCGTCCTGGCAGCGTGCGACTGTGTCTGTGATCTGCGATACCGCCGAGTCGTAGTACCGCTGCCAGGCTGTCTGGTCGACACTACCTTCAGGCATGAGATCACGCACGACCGCCGCGAATGAGCCAGGCGTCGGCGCTGCAGACGAGATGGGCGCGGGATGGCCCGTGAGCAGGTATCGCGCACTCCTGCCGTCCCCCCACTCGAGCGGAGCATCTTGAATACGCAGGCCGTCCTCGTCGAACGACCCGGGGCGCCAGCGGTACACGCGGCCGGTGGGGTGCACCGAGCCTGGGGCTACCACATAGCCGCCACGGCAGCGCACGTCGATCGCCAGGTCTGCGGGGGCGCCCGCAGGGAGTGCTATGTGGACAGCATTCCCCAGCGCAGCAGTCGGGGGCGCCCACAGGTAGACGTGCACCCCTCCGCCGTCGCGCCCTGTGTCGACTGCAGCGGTCGACCGGAGGCGAGGGTACGTCTCACACAGCCACTCGTACGCCTCGCGGCCGTCGCAGTCGAGCACCAGGAGCTGCCACGGATGGCTCTGGTCGTCAGGATCTGTGGCTTCCGTGGGGCCGCACGCCACGCCCCAATTGCAGCCGGGGTGCTCTGCAGCCCACTCGCGCAACCGTGGTAGCGCGGAGGTCGCCTCCTGTGCCCATGAGCGTAGGATCTGTCCACTTTTCGTGCGCGGACGCAGTGGGAATAGCTTGACTCTGAGTCGTGCCAGGGCGTATACACTGTCCTCGGGTGGTGTGCCCATGTTCGATGTCTCCTTCCTGGCGCCCGCGGTGGATATCTGCCGCGGGCGCTGTCGTTCCTAGAACGGGACGTGGTCGTCTTCCGGGGCGCGGTATACCCCACCCGGCGCCATCTGGCTAGACGCTGGGGCAGGCGCAGCCGGCGCCGCTGTCGCGGGCAGGATCTCTCCTGCCTGGATGATACTCGCGCACCGCGGGTCCGTGGGGTCCAGAATGTCGCCGATTCCCATCGCCTCGACGCGCTCGCCGTCGTTGTTCGTGTAGCCGTAGACGCGCACTTGAATACACGCGGTGCGGCCGTCGAATGCGTCCAGGCGTACGCGCTTCAGGTGCTCGAGCACCTGCGGGTCGTCGGTCTGGAACGACATGCCGTGGCCTGCGAGCAGTAGCCGCTTCAGTAACCGCGCGCCGAAGCCGCACGCCTTGCGCGAGCGCTCGTCGAGCTGGACTCCGCAGCGCTCCTGCAGCGACGCTGGCAGCTTGATCGACTCGTACCAGCCCTGGCCCTTGTGCGGCCCTCCTTGAATCTCGGCGAACACACGCATTTCGAGCGGGCGCCCCTCGCGCCGACCGACATACGGCAGCGCAGCGCAGACCTTCTGGTCTCCAGTGTCGACCATGCGTAGGGCAGCGTAGACCAGTGTCCCGTTGGGGAGCGGCGTCTCGAGGCGCTGGAATCCTGCGCCGCCGTCGTCGGCAGCGTCTGATAGGTCCATAGATGACAGCAGTTGTGGATTGATCGGATTATGCATCTCGTTCTCCTGCGAATTCTCGCATGATGGCAGCGAACCCTTTGTCGTTGCCGCAGTTGTAGTTCTCGCCTTCCAACGAGCGTGTCTTCGCGAGCCAAGCAGGGTTGGGGGCGACGTGCACGATACGGTCCGAGGTGCCATACCCCAGGCGCTCGTGAGTCTTTGAATCTTCAGGTCGCGCGCAGACGTCTGTTGCGAGGAACCAGATCTCGTCCGCCCACTCCGTCAACAGCTGCGCACATAGCCGCTGCAGTCCCAGCCCCCAGGCGGTGTACTTCTCCCCGCCAGGGTCGCGCGCATCGACAGCCGCCGCGTGTGCGAGCAGCACAACGTTCATGCCGCGGTGCTGTAACACGGCGTCGGTCATACGCAGCATCTCTGATAGGACGTCGCGCGCCCACGCATTGCCGCGACCGTAGGCTGAAGCCGCAGCGTCGTCCATGGACTTGCAACCGTGGCGCGTGCACCCCTCGGTCGTGAGCGCCGGCATCGCCCAGTCGATGGAATCGAGGACGAGTGTTTGGAAGTTGTGCTCGTCTCGATAGAGCTGCTTCATGGCCTCGCGGATATGAGCATAGCTCTCCACTTTGCCGGCGAACCTGGCCGCTCGCCGCGTGCCTAGCCCCTCTTCAGCGCATAGGAACACCGGCGCGGGGAATGCGAGCGCCAGCTGAGTCTTGCCGACTCCAGGCGCGCCGTAGATGATGACCCGCTGCGGGCCGCGCGTTGTCGAGTTCTCTATGATGTCCATATTCCCTCCTTCTGGATGGCAGTGAAGCATGTTGCGCGCGCGCGGTCAAGATGATACTTGCATCAGTCGTCGCGGTGTGTTCAAATCGTCGCGCACAAGAGGAGGGAGTATGAAGTTAGTCAGCTACCAAGGCCGGATGCTCACCATTCCTGAGCTGGCTGCCGAGACTGGTGTGCGCGAGTGCGTGTTGCGCACGCGTCTCCGCCGTGGCGCGAGTGTGGATGACGCAGTCGCTCTCGGCGCAGGCCTGCGCCGACCGCGCTATATGTTCGACGATGACGGCTCGCTCGTGACCGTCCCTGAATACGCACGCGCACACGGCATCGCGTACCGTGCGGCGGAGGCGCGCTTCATGACACAGATCTGGGCCGCGATGGATCGTACGATTCGCGACATGGGGCGCGATGACGTCACCGCACTAGACGTCGTGTTGTACTATGCCGCTATGCTGCTGAATGAGGCGGGTGCGCATGATTGACCGGATACCGACCGAGCATGAAGAGCAGGCAGCAGTGGTCCGCTGGTTCGACTCGCACTGCATTGGTCGCATGTATGCGATTCCCAATGGAGGTACCCGCTCGCATGCATACACAGCGCACTTGCACGCGGAAGGCATGCGTACTGGCGCGCCAGACCTGGTCGTGGCGCTGCCAGGTGGCCGCGTCATGTGGATCGAGATGAAGCGGGCGAGGCGTGGCAAGAGCCGCGTCTCCGTGGCGCAGACCATCGAGCACGCGCTGCTCGATGGTCTGGGGCATGAGGTGCACGTCTGCTACGGTGCAGACGAGGCAATCGCGGTCCTTACGACCGCAATCTTGAATCGAGAGGAGAGTCACAATGGCGAAGCCGAAAGGTAAGCGGAAGTCGAAGCAGAACGAGACGTGGGATGGGGTCGAGGTCCACGTCCCCTCCAAGCTCAGTACACAACACGGTCTTTGGCCTCGCTGCCAGGTCGACTACATAGTGCTGCACTATGCAGGAGTACCAGGTCTGTCCGCCTCCAAGCTGTGTGAACGGTTCATCCGCACAACCGCGCAGAAGTCGACACACTACGTCGTCGATGAGAACGAGATCTGGCGCGTGTGCGAGGACCGGTTCGTCGCCTGGCACTGCGGCACGCACCAGGGGAAATATCGACACTCGTGCTGCCGCAACGGCAACTCGATCGGCGTCGACCTGTGCGAGCGTCGAGAGAGTGCGACCACGTCGAGCGTCTACGCCCCGGATATCTACTTCCCGGAGAAGACTGTGGCGCGTGCCATGGTCCTCTGCGCGGCGTTGTGCCGTCGGTACAAGCTCGACCCTCGTCGAGCACTGCTGCGACACCACGACGTGACCGGCAAGGTATGCCCGGCGCCGTGGGTGGGCGCCGATATCGTGTGCACGCACACGGGCAGAGCTCGTGACGCGGACTGGGAGACCTTCGTCGAGCGCGTGGCGGGATGCATTTCGCCTAGAGTCTCGCTTGAAGGCATATGGCAGGCCATCGATGAGAATACATGCAAGGAGCAGACGTGACACGATACGGTCTTCCGTGGATGGGCTCCAAGTCCAGATATGCAAGGTGGATTCTCTCGCATATTCCGCGTGAGCCCATCCTGGTGGACCTGTTCGCGGGCGGCTGCGCGGTGACGGATGCTGCGCTTGAACGCGGACAGCGCGTGATCGCGTGTGATCGATGCGCAGAGGCCCTGGAGCTCTTCCAGCGGACGCTCGATGTCGGTCCGCCACCGCCGCCAGACATGCCCAAGAGCAACCAGGAGTTGCGGGAGAGTGATCTACTTACGCGGCTTTGCTGGAGCTACGGTTACCAGGGCTCGTACCTCGCCTCGCAGACTCCAGATCACAACGCGGGAGCGAGCTACGGCGCGTGGCGCGCATACACACACGGCACCGCGCATCGGGAGGATGGGTGCGCTATTACACAGGCGACTCGCTTTCATACGAACCGCCGCGCGAGCCCTGCGTGATTTATGCCGATCCGCCATACGCAGGCACGCAGGGTTATGATTGCACTTATGGAGCACACGGCGTGCCCGAGGCGACAACAAAACAGACCGTATACCGGCTGCGCGATCTCGGGCGACCGTGGATCATGAGCGAGTGTCAGCCCGTGGACGGGCTGACCGTAATTGACCAGATTTCGATCAACGACACCGGCTTCAACGCTGGCGCGCCGCCAAAAACAGAATATCTGCTCACGGAACCGCGGTGGGCGGAATACTTCTGCACGCGGCTCCTGTAGACGCCCTCAGAAGCACCCGCCGCGCCAGTGCCGACGACAGCGGGGCGCGTACGCCTCCGCCCCGCCGCAGCCGTTGGCGCCAGGTGCGCCGATGCGGTCGGTGTACGTCGCAGGCATGGCGCACTCGCTGCAGCGTGCATGGAGCGTCACCACGTCGTCGGCGTGCAATACCAACTGAGAGTACGGGCCGAACGGCGCGCCCTGCCAAGTTAGCACCAGGCCTGCACACGTCACGTTGTGCTTCATGCGGAGGAGGTCGCCCACCACCGCCAGCAGATCGGCGCGGAAGAATTGCGCCTCGTCGATGTAGATGGGGCCAATATCCTCGCCCGCCAACTTGCGCTGCGCCACGTCGCGCAGGATGTCGACCGCATCGTCGACAACTCGACATTCAATCGCGACGCCGTCATGTGTCACGCGTGCGCGCACATCGGCAGAGGGAGAATAGAGCGGGCCCGGGAACCGCTGGCGCCGTTCCAAGAGTTCAGTGGACTTGCCCGCAAACATCGGGCCTACGATACAGACCAGGGCTCCGCAGGTACGTTCAAACGACATAGTCACCTCCGCGCGCAAGTCTACGCGCTCGCGCGCGCGCGATCCATAGCGTGACAGGTGCGCGCCCGCGTGAACCAGTGTGACAGGACCTGTCACGGGCCTACTTGCGCGAGATTATTAGGTATTCTGCGCACCGTGACACGTGTGACACGTGACAGGTGATGCGTGAGACTTTTGAGCGAGTGCACGTACTCTCTCTCTATATATATAATATATACTCTCCATATATATATAGTAGATATACCTGTCACACCTGTCACGTCACCCTGAATCCGTATATGTCGCGCGGGGTTGCGAGCGTGACAGGTGGCGTGACAGGTGGCGAGCGTGACAGGTGACCCGTCACACTCGCATAACCCCTACCCGGATATATTCCGCACAGGTGTGCGGCGATCACGGTGGGCGTGAGCCGCAAGCAAGACTGAATCACCGTTTTCCATGCAAAATCCGCAATAATTCCGCATACTTGCGCTACAGCGCCCAAAAAAAAACGCGCTGTAGCAAAAAAAGCGCTAGACACAGATAGTCGCGCGTGCTATATTGCAGACGTGAGCAATGAAGCTCACCGACAACAGGAGAACGAGAACACCATGATCGACACCATCATCAACATCGATACCCGCTGCGAAGCCCCCGAGACCGATACCTGCTACGAGGGCGCGCACCTCTCGGCTGAATACGACGCCGACTACGACTGCACCGAAATCAGCGGTCAGACCTACCAGTGCAAGGACGCTCTCAAGGGTCTCGACGGCGCGCGCTGGACCGGCACCGCGTGGGTCGTGGACGGCAACCTGGTCGCCAACGTCCGCAACGCTGACGCCCACTGGACCGGTGGTCGCACGACTCTCACCCGTCGCATCGCCAGCGCCCTACGCAACCTGCCGAGCGACGACTGCTACTTCATCTCCCTCGGTCAGCAGGGCTGCACGGTCGGTGCGTGCACCGATGCCGCCACCTGCGCCGCCGTCGCCCTCGATGGCGAGGGCAAGGCCGATGAGCCCTCCGCTCGCCGCATCGCCGTCAGCCTCCGCGCTGTCGCCGCTGTCGCCGCCAAGGGCGCAGCCCACGCCGTCCGCTCAGCCCGCGCTCGCAGGGCCTGGGAGACTCGCCGCCGCAACGCAGCCCGCCAGGCTGAGCTCCTCGCCGCCACGTGCGAGCCCCTGGTCGTGGACGCAGACACGCTGCCCGCCAGTGTGACCTACTCCGCCACGCCGTCCGCCGAGTGCTGCCACGGCCGCACCGCACACGGTGTCGATGGCCGCGTGGTCACCGCCTATATCGGCGGCCCAATCGCCGAGTGGTCAGACGTCCGCCACGACTACCTGCACATGGCGCACGCTGACAACCAGTACTGCGATGTCGGCGCCATCGGTCGCCGTGCATTGCGACCACGCTACCCACACTGCTGGTGGCTGGACCAAACCACGTGCATCACACCGGCTGAGGGCCGTCGCGAGCGCCGCAACGCACGCCGCCGGGAACTCTACCGCCAGCACAAGGCCGCAGCCTGAATTG